ACCTTGCACACCTTGATTTCCTTGGATACCAGTGGTACCTTGCGGCCCAGTCCCTAGGTCAACCCAAGCAGTACCGTTTGAATATTTTAGTGTGCCATTTTCAGCATAAACAACCGCACCTTCAAAAGGTACGGGATCAAGATTAATAGGAAACTGCTGGGGAATCCCATGCCCCAGCGTTTGTGTTCTCCCGCGTAGTGACTTAAATCTGCTTGCCATTAGACATCATCCTCTTCCGCCTGGCCAAGGGTAAATGACAATGTTGCATCTACGTGTAAGTCTTTATCTGCCTTAGCCTCTAGCGTATCACCAGTCTTAAAGAATTGACCGTTAATAGGAATAGGAATTGTGTCATATGCAGGAACTGGTAAATTTCTTAAAATATACCAGGAATCATTTTCGACATATCTATATGCCTTAAGATCAACATAAGCAGTATTTGCTGTTGTGTTACAAAGAATCAATGGTGAAATAACTTCACCAACACCTGGTTCAACCGTAGTTGATCCACCAAATACAAGTTCAGGAACTTCGTAGTTAGGGACCTCGATGATTATTTGCCAGTTTGTAGACAACGTTAAATTTTTATAAACCGGTTTTGCGTCCGGTGCCTGTGTCGTTGTAATAGTTGTAATAGTTGTATTTGCCATTATACGATCGCCCTACTGTTAGATGCTCTTCTTGCGAGTTTTCTCACCGATGATGTAAACGGTCTACCTTCAATCCGTCCTGTTCTACCATTAATTCTCAATCCTCTAGCAAAGTATTGGTTGTTCAATTCGTCAGCACCTGACCAACGAACCCTACCACCTTCTTCAGAGGAAACAGAAGCCAAGGCCGAAATTGGAAGACCAATGTTTCTAAAGTTCAGAGGTAGAGCCGTTCTATTTACACCAGCCGAAGCACCGTTAAACTGGTGAGCAATAGATTCAACCAACGAACCGAATACCAATGTGTCAGGTCTCAAAACATTTCCTAATATAATGTCATTAAATAGACCGTTAATCATGTTATTCTCGTCCGTTCCTCCGTTCAAATTACCTGTAATATAATCTCTCATTCTTTCCCATGATTTATAGAATGCATACAAGAGTTGATCATTATTAGCACCGTCATTTACCCAAATTGTACCGTTCCAATAATATACTGTTCCTGAGTATCTATTTCCATTATTATCCGTCGGTACTATGTAAGCATCATTCCTCTTGATTGCAGTTGTATCAACACTATTTATATCCGTAGTAGTGCCCTTAAAGTTCAATCCTCTCGTTACAGGATTAAATACAGGGAATACATGAGTACCATCATAATTAAAGAATGATGCAACAAATGTTCTTGTTGCCTTGGATGAACCTTTACCTTCAACACCACCATATCCTGGAGCACTTGTGATTGCAGTATTAATGAATCTGAAATCATTAGCAATTGTATACAATAGATTTAGAGCATCACGTCTTGTCAGATTTATATCAATAAAGTTATATTCTTTATTAACAAATCTTACAATCTCTGACTGCAATTCATTTCTCTTAGCAACCAAAACATCTCTTGTAAATGAGTAAACCTGATCCGTAGCATAGCTGAAGTCTGGATATTCAAGTGCAGGTAATCTCTTTGTATCATTATTTAGGAGTGTTTCATACAAGATATTAGCAAGATCTTGAACCTTAGCACCTTCAACTGTTGTTGCTAATTCTTCGAATGCATTAACCTCTGGATCATTACCTAGAATAACATCCTTACAAATATTGCCTAATTCACGATATGCCTTTGCAGTTGGAATTCTCTGGTTTTCAGGAAGTCTCAAAATATTGTTCCAGTAGTAGAAATCAGCATTCCATCTTGTTGCTGCATTACCACCGTAGTTTAGGTCGAAGCTAAATGCAGGAATAATATATTGTGTAACATCTCTGCGACACTTAGCCTTATTATAATCCAGAACCGTAAATTCTTCTCTGAGCCAATCTTGTACATCATCAGCCAACATATCAGCATTATCATCAATAGTATCAGCTGCCCATATCTTATCTGCATTAACCCAGGTCAAGTCTGGCTGTATCAATTCCGGAATTACAGCAGTACTGTCTGCTCTAATTACATCCTCAACAATACCAATTAGATTTTTAACCTCTGCTGCGGTTGTGCCATCTGATGGTTCAAAGTCAAAGTTTTGAGTAAGACCAGTATTTGCAGATGTATCAACCTCAAGAACAATATCAGACATAAGGTCAGCCATTTCACGGTATACCTCAGCAGTCTGGATTCTTGTATCAACTGGTAGAACACTAACACCATTTTCAAAGTAAATTTGAGCAGATATTCTTGATGCGTGGTTTGTCTGATAGTTAATGTCGTGTGACACAGCATCAACAAGATAACCCATATCTCTGCGACATTTCTCTCTTGGGAAACTCAAGCCGTTATATGTATCAGAAATATATCTGATCATATCTTCTACCAATGTTCCTGTATTATCCTCAATAAGATCTTTTGAGGCAACAAAGTGTGAATCAACCCAAGTAATAATAGGATCAACTCTCACTGGTATATTTGATGGATCCTCATCATCCGCAATTGCAGAAATAATCCAAGCCAAATTTCTAGCCTCTATTGCAATATCAGTTCTGACAGGATTACCACCTGGCAGACCAACAAGATCAACTGTTTCTGAGTTACCGTTTGTTGGTGTTACAGTTTCACGTTTAATGAGTTTTTCAATTACCTCACCAAGATGGGCAAATGCTCTTCTTGTAGGTTCTCTTTGATCTCTATCAAGAACATTAATTGCGTTTTCAAAGTAGATACCAGCACAATTATGAATTGCTGCATTGCCACCGTACTGAATATCATGTGAAATTGCATCAACAATATACCCAGTATCTCTGCGGCATTTTGCCTCATCATACTCAAGGAAATTGTACTTTTCATTTAGGAATTGTACGACTGTGGTCTGAACCTTGGCCTTAACATCATCGTTAATTTTGTTATAAGCAATTTGATATTCCAAATCATATCCAGTAGCATTTGCATTTGTAATATCAAGCGCGGTTGCTGCCGGCATTTCAATTAGACTATCTGCTGTAATAACATCTGAAACAATATTAAATAATTCTTCTACCCGAATACCAACTGCGGCATTTACAGCACCAAATGAAACCGTATCTTGTGTTTCTGGGTTACCAGCACTCTTAGCAACTGGTTGTTTCAATACAATTTGTTCCGCCACTGCTGCAAGATGAATAAACGCCGCGGCGGTTGGTGCTTTCTGATCCGGAGGAAGTACACTTACTGCATTTTCAAAATACAGTCTAGCAACATCACGGATACCTACATTTGTATTATGTCTGATATCATACGATACTGCATCAACCATATATCCAACATCACGGTAGCACTTGTTTTGATCATATGTTAATGATGGGTAGTTAATTCCAAGCCAGGCAAGTACCTCAGCTTGCATGAATGTTCTATTTGCCTGAAGCCCTTGTTGTGCGCTCAGGTTAGATGTGCTTGCTTGTGCAGATCCAAATACATAAGCTGGAGCCGTATCAACACCATTTGATAGCACATCAAACAGATTACCAAAATATGTTCTTGATCTGTCGAGTGCATTACCAGTTAATTGATTTTCGATTTGGCGTTGTACATATCTGAAACCTTCAATTGTTTCTGAAAGTTGATCATTAATTACGATATCAGAACCAACGGTACCTGATCTGTATGCTCTGCCGGCATAAATTGAATTATAGTTACTACCAGAAAGAATATCTCTGGCAACTGCATCTACAATATAACCAGCATCTCTAGCACATTTGCCTTCCTCAAATGTGAAGAATACATCGTTGATATAGGCAACCACTTCCTCTTGTAGGAATTTTCTATTTCTTTGAAGTGTTTGTCTAGCAAATGTTCTCTTCGGTTCATATGAAGGATTGCCAGAAATTATAGGTAAATCACTAGGTTCTTTATATTCATCTACTGCATTTGCAATGGTCAATACAAGATTCTTAGCAGCAAGTGCAGTTGTAGCATCCGCGGCATCTCCATCTGTATTTTGTACGATAGGTGTAGTATTTGCAAATGGAGTTTCCGCAATGACATCCTCAACCAAATCAGCCATATGGATATATGCCGCTTTGGTTGGCTCTCGTTGATCCTTAGGCAAAATATTAATTGACTTGATATAATCAACATAGTTTGTAGTATTTGGATTTGTATCCAATGTCGAAGCAGGTCTTGTCTGCTTCTCTGGATAGCCTTCACTCAATTCTAGTGCAGCCTCGAAGTATTCCTTGGCAGCAGTAATTGTTGCTTCATTACCACCGTATTCAATATCCTGAGCAATTGCATCGACGATGTATCCTACATCACGGCTACACTTAGCCTCATTATAGGCAAGTCCGTTATATGTTTCTGAAATGAATGTAATTATTTCATACGCATATTTCTCTCTTGCACCATTGATATATTCAAACGCATCCTGTTCTGGTGCAGCAACCGTAACTGTTGGTTCCTCAACTGCAGGAAGATCATTGAAATCATCACCACGGATCATATCTGAAACTATTCCAAACAGATCTTGTGTTCTTTGAGAAATTGCAAGAGCAGAATCCTTAATTGCATCTGCTGTTGCCGAAATAAATGTATGAGCACCTTCATAACCACCAGCATCGCCAACATCCACTGTAATTGTAGTTGATGTTACGGCAATAATTGGCAGAGCCTGGTCATATGCAGGATCTGTTGGTCGTGGGTGAGAAATTTGTTGTGCAGGTGAACCACATTCCCATGTAATACTTTCCTGTGCAATATTAATTCTATCACCAACCACAAAATTATGAGCACCGATAGTTGCAACCATAATACCAGTCAATGGATCATATGTGGCATCTGTTGGTGTGAATCCACCTGGAACTGTTAAGTCCGCATTTTGTGGGTTTGTGCTTGTCTTTTCTACTGGTTGTCCACGGACAATTCTACCAGCAAGTGCAGCAATTCTTTCAAATGCTTCTGCTGTAATTACCTTTTGATTTTCTGGCAATACACTTACCGCATTATCAAAATAAAGTCTTGCATTATTTACAGCCGCAGAATTTGATCCATGCTGGATATCAAACGAAATTGAGTCAACAAGATAACCCACATCTCTTTCACATTTTGCAGCATCGTATGTAAATGTTGGATGATTTGCAGCCATCCATGCTGTAACCTCAGCCTGCAGGAATGCCTTATTATTCTGAAGTGCAATTCTAGCATTTGTATGTGCAGCACTTACAGAGGCAGAACCAAATGTAATAGCATCAGCATTTCCTTGACCGTTATTCATAATATCAATAATTTCATCAAATGCTGCATTAGATCTTGTTAGGGCAGTTCCACTTAGGTTACCACCTATCTCACCCTTCAGCCAAGTGATAGCACCAACAGTTTCTGTAAGTTGGTCGGTTACCACAAGGTCAGTACTTGTGTTTCCTGAGCGATAAGCTAGACCAGCAAACACTGAACTAAAGTTAGAGCCTGTCAGTACATCACGCTTAACTGCATCAAGGATTAAACCTGTGTCACGTGAGCATTTTGCCCCATCGTAAGTGAAGTAATTTGAATTAAGATATGAAACAACCTCAGCTTGAATAAATTCCTTATTCGCCAATAGTTGTTGTCTAGCTTGGACACCGCCTCTAGTTGCTTGTGTATGGATAACACTACCTGGTCTAGCACTTACAAATGTATGAGTACCTGAGTAACCAGCGGCACCAGCATCAAACGTAATTGATGTTGCAGTAACATTTGTAATCTCAATTGGAACACCGTAGTTTGGTTCTCCAACACGAGGGTTGGAAATATATTCTACTGGTGAGCCACAGGACCAAGTGATACCGTAAGGTGCGATTTCTACAAATTCGCCAATCTGAATATTGTGAGTTCCAATTTCAAGAACGGTTGTACCTGTAACTGGATCATATGTGCCGTTTGTTGGAGTATGTGTTTCGATTATTTTAGCAGGATCACTCCAAACAAGAGCATCAGCATTAATTGCCCCGGCATCAGCACGAATAAATGTATGTGCTCCAGTATAACCACCGGCATTACCAACATAAACTTTAATTGTTGTTGCATCACTTTCGTGAATTCTTACTGGTGTTTTGTATGCAGGATCACCTGGTCTTGGATGTGATATTTCTTCCGCAGGACTACCACATTCAAATGTCATACTTCCTGGAGCAATTTGGATCCAGTCGCCAGCATTAAGATTATGTTGACCAAGATCAACCACCATTTCTCCATTTACAGGATCATATGTTGCTGTTCTAGGTGTATATGAACCAGAGTATGTTGCCAATTTAATTGCATTTGCATTAGCACTGATAAATGTATGAGCACCTGTGTAACCACCAGCGTCACCAACGTTTAATTTAATTGTGGTGGCGGTTACCTCGAGAATTGTTTGGGGTGTTCTATACGCTGGGTCAGTCGGTCTTGGATGTGTTATCTGAACAGCAGGTGATCCACATTCAAATGTCATACTTTCGTCAGCAATAAGTACCTGTTGACCGACAACCATATCATGCTCACCAATTGTAACTTCCATAACACCAGTTACTGGATCATATGTAGCCGCTGTTGGTGTGTATAGTCTGCCAGCATTTTCCATAATACTAACAATTTCATCAAATGCAGCATCTGTTCTTGCAATTGATTCGGCATCAGTAAGAACATTATTAGCAACTTGATCTTTTAGATATCTTACCGCACCAGCCGTTTCGGTTAATTGTTCACCAATAACTTCACTTGCGGTGGCAGAATAATATGCGATACCAGATTGGATTGCATTGAAGTTTGTTCCAAGAAGCATGTCACGTTCAACCGCTGGTAAAATATATTCAGCAGTATCACGGCGGCATTTGTCACTGTCGTATAGGAAATAATTATTATCAATCCATTGTAACATATAATCTTGGATATATGTTCTATTAGCTTGAAGTTGCTTTCTAGCATTTCTATTTACTGCAGGAATTCCTGCGTTATCACTATAGTAAATTGCGGAACCTACAACTGAAATAGCTTTCTTAGATGATCTTTCAAATTTGTGTCTTGATGTTTCAGCAGATACACCAACATTTACAGTAAATCCGGTCAACGATACTGCTTTAATTGGTAATGGCCGTTGGTAAGCAACCTTATCTGTAGGTCTAGGATGTGCCAATTCAGTTTGGAATCCATCTGAATCACAAGTAAATACCATACTACCTGGTTCAATAAGAATTCTTGTTCCTACAGTAAGATCATGGAAGCCGATTGTGACTACCATGTCACCAGTAACTGGGTTATAGCTTGCATCAACTGGTGTATATTTTTTACCTGCATTATCTAAGATATTAATTATTTCATTAATTGAATCAGACGCACCAATCTCTGCTGCAGATGAATTTGCAGATAACAAATCAGCGGTTTGTGTTCTTAATCTTTGGTATGAGGATACGGTTTCATTTCTTTGTTGACCAATAACCTTTCTTGCAGTACCCATGTAATAGGCATTACCTGCAGTCACCGCATTATAGTTTGTATCCAACAGCATATCATATTTTGCCGCTGGAAGAATGTATTCCTGAATATCACGGCGACATTTATTGCTATCGTATGCATAGAATTGATCGTTATCTTCGATCCAGTCAATAAACTTGTTAGTAATGTGATCTGTATTATCCATCAAAAGTTTACGAGCTGCGGTTCTTGCCACCACTCCAGTATCATCAAATGTCAATGGTGCTGCATAATCCTCACCATATTCAAGGATGTCAAGCGTTGCATTAAATGATGTATTTGCTCTTTCAAGAACAGATGTGTCTGAATTTCTAAAGATATAAGCCACTTCATCCTTAAGATGTCTAATGGCACCTGCGGTTTCATTTAACTGTTCGCCGTAAACACGTTGTGAAATTGGACTACGATATGTGAGACCGTTTAGACGACCCCAGTAGTTTGTATTAAGTGCCACATCATAACCGACACTATCAATAATGATGCCTGTATCACGCTTACATTTATCTGAATCATATTCTTGTAGGCCCAAACCACCGTTTGCAGTATTTGCGGTTAGGTATTCGACCATATCCTCAATGATTTCAGGTGATCTTTCTTCCAACGAATCCGCAAAGGTAGTATTACCTACCAATGTTGCGGTTGTATCTTGTGGAGCAAAGATTGTCGTAGAACCTTTTGCTCTCATTGAGATGTCGCCGAACTGAGTACCTGAGTTGTTCAATGTCATCTGACCGCCGTTCAGGGCATAGAATGCCACGCGGACAAAAATTGACAATGAACCAATACCGTTTACACCAGCACCGTCTCTAGCAACATACCCTATACCGTTTTGTGTACGAGGTGTAGCACCAAATGCAAGGAAATATGTATATAACGAGTCTGTATCAAGAACACGTCTATCCGCAAGAATAACACCACCGCCTCGGCCAACCAATGGGTTGGGGAAATCATCAATTCCTAATTCTTTAACTTGACCTGTACCACCTGATTGTGAGTAAACATAATCACCAACCTCGACAGTACCTTTTAGATTTCGTACGAATATTTTATTATTTGTTGCAAGATCTGGATCTATACCTTTAGCAGTATCCAGAGAATCATCCCATGAAATATAACCATACGCACCGTTTGAGAATGTAACCTCATCATTGATATTAAAGTCACCAGAATGACCAACCTCAAGGATAACGTGCTGTCCAAGGTCGGCAATTGTGCCTTTTGTATTAAATGGCTGCAGTGGTGGTTCAACATCAAGACGTAAGAAGTTTGACAACTGAGATGAGTCACGTACATATGGAGAACGTAAGATTTTTGCACCAGCGCGATATGCATAAGCAAATCCGCCTTCAGGGTAATCAAAGTTATCTACTTTCCAGTTGAAGAATGAGAAACCTTGAGCATAACAACCAGAACCTAGTAGGAAACAGTTCTCAGATTCATAACCAGGTAATGCTTGGACAACAGTTGCGTATTGACCAGATGTTGATGTAATCGAACAATCGTCAGGTATTTTAATATTACCTTTGGTATAGTGGGTACCTGGCCCAACCGAGATATGAACTGCATCATTTAAACCGTTTCTATTATATGAACCGCCTGCCTTCTCAAGTGCTAGTTCTGCAGCTCTTTCCAGTGTTGCCACTGGTTGCAGGATTGTTCCAGGATTTTTGTCATCGCCATCCACGGCGACATGAACCTTGAGTGCTTTTTCTGTTTTGCGAGCAATCTCATCAAAGAATTGTCTATATGAAATCTTTTCCGTTTCGCCGGTTTGGACATTTTTAAGGGCAAAATAGTTGTCCTCGTCCATATTTGGTTCCCACTGTTTAGTGAGCTCCATATCAAAGTCTTTAATTTCAGAATCAAGAATTTTTGAATTTCTTATTACAACATTATCAAGATCAAGATCTTCAATAACTGAATTCGCAATTGTTGAATCCTCAATCCGACCTTGGAAGGTTGATTCAGTAATACCTGTGTTTGATGCACGTGAGCTTGTAATTACAGCATCGTTAATTGTTACGTCATTCAGACCACCTTGGAAATCTGTATTAGCAATTACAGAATTCTGAATTAAACTATTATCGATGGTTGAGTTTGTAAGTGTTACATTATTACCCGTGCCGTCATTAAATTCAGAGCTTGTGATAACAATGTTATTTGCAATTGAATTTGTAATAGTACCTGCAGTAAATGTTGACTCACCAATCTGTGCGTTGGTAATTGCACCGTTTGCAAAATTTGTATCAACAATTTCACTGTTTGAAATAATTACATCTTCAAGTGTTAATCCGTCAATCTGTACGTTTGTAAGAATAGTACCGTTCGCAACACCACCTTCAATCGTAGGATTATTAAATAATGAATCATCAATACGAGAGTTAGTGAATACGTCGTTATTACCAGTACTGTTACTTAGATCGGAACTGGTAATCGTAAGATTATTTGCGGTAGAATCTTTAAGAATACCAGCATCAAATGTGGTATCGGTAATGTAACTTGATACAACGTTTGATGTACCAAGTACTGAATTTTGGATATCGAGAGTATCGCCAGTCGAATTGGTTAAGGAACCGTTATCAAATGTTGAATCGGTAATATCGCCGCCATCAAAGGTTGAGGCGGTGATTGTAAGATTGTTTGCATTACTGTCTCTAATATCACCATCATTAAAATCTGATCTTGTGATAATGGAACGATCAATTTCGCCAGCAATAAAATCGGAAGTGTTAATTATAACATTATTTAAGGTAGAGTTAAACATCGTGACATTACTGATAGACCCACCAGTAATTGTGATGCGCGAGAATATCTCGTATTGGATAGCCTCTACAAGTTCCTTCCGGGTGATGTTTTTAGTACCATCATCACCTTGTACCAAATTAACAATAACAAAAAGATCTTCAGTTCTGGTATTGGCACCGGTAATAGGACCTAATTCTGAAATCTTTGACATATATGTCTACCTTTTTCTTTTTATTTATGAATATCAATTCAAGAATTATTTATCACAAGCGCACTGACATGTTTTATTTTCTAATTTTTCAATTTTTGCATTTAATTCTTTAATCGCTTCTACCAGCACGGGAACAATATTCCCATAAGCTACATGTTTATAACCGTCTTCATTTTCAGTAATTACTTGAGGTAAAATGGTTTCTAATTCTTGAGCAATAAAACCAATTTTTTCCTCTGTGTCTCCAACCTTATTGTAAGAAACACCACGCATTTGATCTACTTTATTTAATGAATCTGAAAGATCCTGAACATTTTCCTTGACACGGATATCTGATAATGATATAAGGTCACCAGTAGCGGTAACATTTCCTGATGCAACAAGATTAACACAATTCAAATTACCTGTAAATGATCCATCACCAGTTTCGCCATATAATGCTATGGTAACATTATCACTAGAGTCTAAAAGTTCTATTCGACCATCATTTTGAACCTGAAGTCCGTTACCTGCGCTACCATCAGAATTTACAACCATGTCAAGACCAGCGGTAATGATACCTTCGACTGTCATGGATGCTTTACCAACATCTGTACCTAAACCATTGGTTTGCTGGTACATTTGAATTGAAGGTACAGTAGCATTGCCAGTCAGATCATTTTTTAAAATAAAATCAATCCGACGATCTGTAGATCTTTCCTCACCATGAATGTACATCATTACATGGCCGTTATTTTCAAAATATGTCTGACCGTTTCTTGCGCCCGTCTCTGACATATGATCAAAACGAATTCTAGTATCGGCATCGCTTTGGTGAGAAACTTGTCTAGGAACCACAATGTCTAAGCCCGTACCATCGTATGATTGACCAGCAGAAATTGTAATCTGATTATTTGCATCAGGCCCAGTAAAGACAATATTATCACCAGCCTTAAATGCCTCGTGCGCAACCTCAGCTACACCACCACTTGTACCAAATGATGTATTTCCAGTAACTGTAAGATCTTGTACGACAAGCTCACCTTGCGGGGAAAGAGCAAATGGAGTAGTTGTAGATGTTTTAATAACAAAATTAGCATCAGTATTATTATCTAAACCAATATCCCAGTTAAAAACATTATTTGTAAATCTTGCCTGCCCACCACTCGCACCATATGCAAAAATAGCGGTAACCTTTTGGCCCGAGCTAAATTCACCAGGTTGTTCAAATGTAATATTTCCAGCAGGATCAGCTGCACCAATATTATCAGCTGCCAATAAAGTGGTAGCAGTAATATTAGTTGCTGTAAAATCACCAACAAGAGTTGCATCACCTGTGGTGGTATCCCCTGAACCAGAGGCCGTCACAATTTCCGTCTTGAGTATATCAACTACTTCGTTGGTTTTGTCAAACCAATTCTGAAACGTTTGTGACGTTTGTAAATTTGTTATTCCAGGTTTAGCCATTTTTGTGCTTCTTTTCCAATGCGTCTATTTTTTCGCAGATCCTAATCAGAGTCGATTGTATTTCACCAACATCACTTTGAAGTTTATCAACTCGCTTGTAATAAAGCCTTTCCATTTTATATTTATTCAAAGCTTCCAGGTCTTTATTAATAACCGCTCTACTATTAGGATCTCGTGTGATCATGTCAATGCAATGCCTCTATAATCTCTTAATCTTGGTGCGTTATAAATGGTAGAGGATAGTAATTCTACTTTAACAGCAAATCTTCTGTATCCGGTAAAATCACCAGCTTCACTTGTATATTCTAGCACACCGTCCACATTTTTGGCCGAAGAAGGAACTGCATATTTAAATTCTCTGTAATCGTTAACATTTGATTTTGACGAGAATGTATTGATACCTTCAATTAATTCAAGTTCAACCCATCCTAGAGTTTCAAATGAATCACTATCATATACATTCTGTGGTTTAATGTAAACTTTAATATCCGTACCTTCAGGTCTATAACCAGTCAAAATAAGTTGGAAGTCCTCTGCATCAAAGTTTTCAGCAAGTTCAACCTTTTTGGAAATATATTTTGATGTAGTTGCAGATGTATTTGTTATATTCCATTGATAAGCAATTAATTTGGAAAGCTCAACATCAATAATAGGTGACGATGTATTTAATCCCGATTGCTTTTTCATATCAACTGCAAGTATAAATTTCTTATCAGCATTTAAATCATTTGATCTACTGTAAATTACAGCACCCTTGTTTGAGAAATAATTGTTATCATTAAATCTCAATGGCTGTTCATAATATACATTTATATTATTAGGCGATGTGAAGCGTCCGTATAACGACGTAGAGGTCGTGCCATCGTTGGTTCTATTAATGAATGGTTGAATATAACTCAAATTAATATTGTCGATGGATGCAGTATTTGCTTGTGATCCAGAATCAAAGCCATATACAAATGTGCCCGGATCAAATTTTCTACCAGTTCTAGCAGAACTTCCTTCTACGTGCATTTCACTTGGATTTCTCAGATCATAATATGATAACTTACCTGCAACCACCGGTTGGCCAGAACTTGCGACAAAATCAAATGGTGAATTTTTATGAGCGACCATTCTTGTGGCTGACGTTACATCAGTAATTGTAAATATATCTTTATTTACACCATCATTAACAAAAATCATGTCATCAATAGCATAAGTGGAATCAAGACCAGATCCTGTAATTACATTATTGCCAACTTCCATTGACACAACATTACTAGTTCCTGAAGCCTCATCTTTTATCTGATAAATCCATTCGTCGTAATTAAATCTACCAGAAATATCATTAACGGTTAGGAATTCATGATCTTTATTCTTTAAAAATACAGTTCCCTGATTGGAGTTAAAATTGTGTCGTTTAAGATTAAATTTAACATCCTCATCCTGATACGCTTTCCATGCTCTGTTGTTTGTTGATGTGAACAGAAGACCGTCACCCCAGTCTTGAACAACCGCTGCACCTTGTGTTGGTCCAGGAGTTAAGTCTGTACCACCTACTTTAGATGTAAAGATAAGATAATCTGGATCAGCTGCATCTGGCATTACAACAAACGCATATTCTCTTTCAGCTTGAAGTCTTACAGGAGCCTCAAATTGAATTGTAGTTGCTGCACTAGCATCATCTGATACGTTTACTTCATCCTTTGTATAGTGAACTTTTGAAAAAGGAATAATATTACCTGAAGGATATCCATTATCTGTCTCCGACAAATAAACTGTAACACCATTGACATCTGATTTACGTTTAAAATATAAATCAAGTTCTGAAACCATTACAGTATCTGAGCCTTGAGCCATACCTTTTCTTACATAGAATGTTTGTGCCAGTGGATCACCACCCACGCGCTGTGTTACTGACCGAGAAACAATTTCAGTGTTTATATTAAATACTGGTTCTCTTGTTGAAAGTTCTGTTTTCTCGATTGAAAAATTATAAGCTCTATATGTAAGTGATGTACCAGAAGTTCCAGCTGAATCAATAGATTCATATTGATCAACATCAGAAATCTTTAAGACTCTATCGCCGACAAAGAATGTAGCCTCTGGTATTTTAAAGATTGCTCTAAGAACACCATTAGCATCAGAATTAATACCAGTTCCAGCAATACCATAATCACCGAAACGTTCTATTTCATTCACCTGACTTGCTGCAGTACCTGGTGCGATATGTGCATTTACATCATCACCATCAAAGAAGAAATAATGAGGTGTGTTTGGTCTTAATCCAGCAACCCAAACCTTAATTTCGCGGGATGCAATAAATGGATTAAATTCAATATTTGTAACAAAATCACCGACCTGTTCGGCTGCTGATCCTACCTCTAAACTTGATAAGGTATCTTCAAAGGTTGTGGTTAAGAATCTACCTTGCCTTACAGAGGATACCACCTCTGTGTCCATTAATACATCAGTAAGAGGAATGAACGTTTGAAGATTATCAACAAAATCTTCAAACATCGATGCTGTATCAATTGTCAATGGATCCGGATTTTGTGTAAAGTCATATGCAACATCATATTCTGGAGATAATGCTCCAAGACCCTTATAATTGTAATAATTACTTACACAGTTTCTAAACTCAGTAGCAAAAGGTTGATTTATTATTGATACATTTGAATCTCTACTTAATGATACAACATCAGGATTATTTGTAGGAGGATATAATTGAGAACCTTCGGCGTCTGCATATACCAAATCCAATGAAAATTGCTTTACAGCCGGTGTTAATATTTTCTGGCCGTGTAAAACGGCTGCATTATATTCTGGATTATTAACATCGGCAAAAGAAAGATCATTAAACGGATCTACTATAAATCCATTTTTAAATCTATTTCTACCATTTTCATCAAGTACACTAAGATTTTGAGTGGCAGCTTCAAGCTGACTTAATGAAATGTAATAATTTAAATTGTCAATTTTATCTTCAATTCTCTTAATGTCCTTCATTTTATATCCCTTGTGGGATTTTTTACGGACAGTTATACCATAATCTCTAAGACCTTTAGCAGCTGCCTCGGCGGGTGATAATGCCGGTGAGCCAGGAATTGTAATTTCAGCCAACACCATTTGATCTGGTGATAGTGTAGGAGGTATTGCAAATCTTTCCTCACGACCTTGAGTCAAATTAAATCTACCAAATGAGTCAACAGTCAATGAGTCAACTCTTGATAGGAACGATTCAATGTCTACAGTAGCCCTTTCATTGACTGCTGGCGTAATAGGTGTAATCGATGCAAATGTTGGTGCCAACCCAACAGCTGCATTAACTGTAGGAGCAGTTGCTGGATTTGTTGCATTATAATCGGCCGCTGCAGCAGGATCTGCATAAGGTCTAAAATCAAAACATTCTCTTAGATAAAATTTACGACCAGACGATGTTGTATATGAAGGAATGTCGTCATAACCTATTGTGGTAGGATAACTGCTTACGTCAAAATAATAACTTCTACCTGCTATAGCATTTAATTCAAATACTTTTAATTCAACAGTAATTACTTCATTAATTGGAATTGGTCGCCCTTGGATATATTCAATAAATGAAATATCATAATAAGTGTCTTTTTGGTTTGGTACCAATCTAAAACTATTTGTATAATCATTACCAGAAGCACCGGTAATACTAACAATCTCGTACACATCAGGGAATCCTAGACTCCATCTATTATTTTGTGTATCAAACACATGATTAATTTTAATATGTGTTTGTTTGCTCAATTTGCCATATGGTCTTGGCGCAGTATTACCAGTTCTATTTCTGTTATAATAAACATGAGCGGCCGCGCCTCCTGCACCATCTGCGGGATCAATTTGGATTCTTAACTGTGTGCCTGAGTTTTCTACTGCAACACTTTGTACTGTTAATTTTGTACCAGTATCCTCGATTACCAATATGTCATCTTGATCAAGGAAAAAGTCACCGTCAGCACCTGCAGAAACTATAATTTGATCGGTCCCTGAATCAACAGTTGCAGTAGTAACCTCTCTGATAGGAAGTTTTACACAGGTTGTATCCTTAAGGCTTCGCATTCCTGTATCAAAGATAAGAGCCTGTTCCGCAGTATTCTTTAGAACAGCTGGTTGAACAGCAGTATTTGCAACCTGAATATAACCAGTAGGAACATCAATAATTTCCGTTTCGGCAAAATTACTACCTGGGTTCATTCTTACGCCGCTGAGATGTACCTTGGTATCAGTAATGTTGTGAACAAAAACTTCACCAATTTTTGTACCGCCTACGTTTTTAAGATCCGCAGTAGTTGCTCTATCGAGTTCTACGTAACCTTGAAAATCCAATACATCAACATATTGCCCATAATTAAAACTAACTGTTTGATCTTCTATAATTTCACTATTAGAAATAGGATCAACCGTTATTAATCTTTCGGCTAAATTTTCAATTCTATATCCACGGATATATGCCGTACCTGGCCCAACGGCAATTTTGAGATCATTGCCTCTACGTGTTGGTGTGATCTTAAAATTCTTTACGATATAATTTCCTGACTCTTCATAAGTACGTCGAGCCATTTCATCACCAAGAGCATTATATTCACTTACATCTCTGATTGATACCGCATTACCATTACTATATCTAATTAAACTAAAGAATGATGAGTCGGCATCTGCTTCAGTTTGTTCTTTTACTACAAGAGTAGGTACAAGTTTAAGTCTATCAGCACCGGGTGCATTAAAGTTACTAGATCCGTTTGCATTATCATATAAGCTAGGATCCTCAAATGCATTTACAAGTGTTTCATTAACCTGATAACCAACTGCTAATTGATCTGGAAATTTTGTATATTTACTTACGATAAGGGTTTGAGCTTCAGCAAATAGAAAATGCCCTTTTTGGAAAATAACACCAGACTCTGATCTGATACCAAACGACTGACCTACATGATTCGATAGATCACTGACATCTATTTCAGTAGCAACAGCTGTCGTTTGAATGGGATTTGTTTCACCAATATCCAATTCACCAACTTTAAATTTCTTTTCTGATACTGTGAGTTTTTCACCAGCAATAAAGCGCTTATATTGATTAACCGATACATCAGTATTTGTATAACCAATAAAGAATGTATTCAGATTTGGAGGTGCGGATGAAAAACCTCTTACACCGGCAATAACAATTGCCTTGAGTCCACTAGTTTCACCCGTAATTTCATATACATAATCAATTTCAGTATCAACGCCATTAATATTTTCGACATCACGTCTACTCACATATGCGGTCGGATCAAAGTTTGTAGTAGTTGCATTTCCGTCTACGAGTTTTACATATTCCAAACCGTTGATCTGAGTGAAGTTACAGCCTTTAATAATACTACCTTCTTGGTAGATATTATCACCGAACTGTTCAATCTGATTTTGTAAAACTGTTTGAAGCTGAGTAAGTTCTCTGGCCTGAACTGCATAGCCAGGTTTAAACAATACTCTGTAGTATTGAGCTTCCTGACTATAGTCATCAAAATATGGAGCAGTGCTTAAATTTGTGTTAATTGGCATCTATCTATTCCTTAAAATTCCATGACGAACTTAAATTCTTCTCTCGAATTTTCTGTTCTTTCCAGAGGGAAAAAGTCTTCCATATAATATACCTTCCCGGATCTCTGTACGTATGTTGACTCTATAATGTTATTTGCCACAGGAGTATTTATTCTAATAATTTGGCCGTTTGATCTTCTAAAATTCAAACTGTCGTCAAATGAAATATCAGAATTTGCTTGATTTTCTGCCGCGCCTGAATATTCAACTAGCCAAACTGTATTACTTGTGTAATCAAGATCAAATACCTTACCCTGGAATACTGTCACATTTGATCCATTAATTTGATAAAGTATTTCATTCTTTTGAACACCCGCAATTTCATCAGTGACAAAACCAAATCTATTATCAAAAATATTAGGATTTGCTGGAAGAGCATATTGATCTGTATTTGCCTGCCCTCCCATACCGCTATGAACAGTACAGTAATAATGTAATATAGGCGCAGGATCCTCAACTACTATTTGAGTGTATGCTCCAGCACTTCCTGGGGTACCGTTGGTGGTCACACCAGTGGTATATTCGACACCACCGCCGTGTGTTCCATTACCAGTTTCTGAGAATCTCAGTGGGTGTGTGGCGTTTGACGCATCTGATTGATCAAATACATATGTCTGACCTTCCACAAGTGTAAGTTGTGGGCTTACTGAACCGTTAATATAATACTTATTACCAGCACCATAATCATTTGTGCCAGTCGCCACTGTTACCGTAAACGTAGTGGTTTCGGTGGTAGGGTCGTAAATATC